ACTACGATTCATCTGAGTTCTCTGCTACAAGTGCACTCCTTGATGATGACGATGCTCTCGAAGCATTGTGGGGTAAGCAGTATTCTTTAGAGGAATTCACTGCTGCCGATCAGTTCAAATCATATGGCGATCTTGAGAAGAGATTGAATAGTGTGTTGAACACATCACGTCCACCAGTAGCAGCAGAGGTTGCAACGGAAGAGGAGGAGATTGTAACTGCACCACAGACACCTGTGACTGCAAGTGCTACACCCACCGATGATGATGCACTATCATACTTCCAACGATTAGCAGAGGAGTAATCCTGTACGAAAATCGACTTTCAGTTTCAAAATACCCCGAAAAAAACTTCGGGGTATTTTTTACCCTTAAGGTTTTTTATGATTATATTTAATGGTGATAGTTGGTGTTATGGTTATGGTTTAGATAATAGAAATGACCGTTACGCTGCAGTTATATCCAAAAAACTGAATATTGATTATACTGACCTATCCATGCATGGGTGTAGTAATCGTAGAATAGTCAGAACGACATTAGAGCATGATATCACAAAATACGATTTAGGGGTCATTTGCATGACTTACAAAAATCGGACAGAATTGCATTTGAACGGAAAATGGGAAAATATCAATCCTGGCAGAGGTAACGGTAGAAAGTATATTGACTACTATAGAGATTATTACAGTGAGCAGTATGGTGACTCAGATGAGTTTATATTCAGACAATCCATAATTGATCATTTCAAGGCAAATAACGTAAAGTTGATATTATTGACAGTTCCTAAAAATACCAAATATGAGTATGATCTATATCTTGATGAATCAGACATTCCTCGTGGCACTACAAAACATCCTACAAAAGAGGGTCATAATATGATAGCATCAAAAATTATCTCGGTTCTGCAATCCTAACGTTATCACCCTTCTTCATTTTTCTAGTTACAAATTGAGAACTATCTTCGTAAGTCAATATCTCTCTCATATCATCTATTATAATTGGGATATATTGGGGTCTTAGTAAATTTATAGATCTTTTATCATCATTCTTTTTGGTTTCATATTCAATATACGACACAGATTGGACACTATTGATGTGATACCTGTTATTCTTATATGAGTAAGAATACGTAAAATCAGCATCTACCGTCAATCCAGATTGAAGCATAATTCCACCATCTTCATTTCTTATCTCATTTGTTTCATAATGGTGAATTTCGCCTAATTGGTCTCTTGTGTATTTTGCATCAAGATACCTCTGAAAGTCAAAACCGTTCATTGGCCACTCATTCTTTATATCAAGGATATTGTTTGATATAAGCACAACCCAATCTAACTTGTCATTTTCGTAGACTTTATTTGCCACATTATCTGGTCTATCATCACCTTCTATGATATAGGAGTAAAAAGCTTTGACAGACTCAAAAATATCATCTCTGATTTTTGCCCTTTTGAATAAATTTGTGATTGCAACGTAATCCTTACTAGAATTTCTCTTATCTGAGAAAGAAGGTAATAATACGTTTGGATAAAGATCGAAGTAGTTCATTAGAATCCTATGTCGTCGTCTGTGATGGTATTGTCATTAGAAAGGTTAGTTCCCAAGTCAACAATGCTACTGTCTTGACTATTCAAGTCAGAATTATAATCATTAGCAAAGATTGGTGTAAGTTCATTGAATGTGAGTGCCATTGTTGATCTCACTGGTTGTGATGCTGCTGCTTCATCTTCATATGATTGATAAACTCCATCTGGTGTGAAATTTATCTGACAAGCAGTCAATGCACATATTTTGAATGTATTCAATCCTTTTATTCTCCTATTATGGTTTCTATAGCATAATCTGAACACATTTGGAGAACCAAGAAATAGTGATCCAGAACCCACCACATTTTTCTTGGGTAGCATTCCTTGTCTGAACCATCTCATGATTTTTCTAACAATCACTGCTTCTTCCCTATTATTTGGTGCAAAGTTGAAATCAAAACTAAAAGTTCTCAATTGTGGTCCTGAAAATAATAACTCCAAATTAGGGTTTATTGCTTGTCCTGTCTGTCTAGTGATAAATTGATCTACATCAACATTTATTCCAACTTGTCCTAGAATTGATCTTGCCAATACACCACTAAGTAAATTAGCAGCAGTAGCACCACCTTCATTATCTTTGAATTGACCTGCTAATTCTTTGAATGTATCACCACCCTGTTTTAGACCATCTCTCAATACTTCCAATATATTACCTTCTGACATCACACTCTTTACTGAACCTGCAGTTGCACCAAACGCTGCCATTTCAATTGCATTTGCTCTACCCTCACCCCAACTTACACCATTACTGACTCCTAATCTATTAGGTATTGGTAGGGCACATGTACCAAATCTTCTTTCTTGATTCTGAGAATCAGTCGCTAAGTTAGTTCCTCTTGATAAACCACCTTTATCTAATACTTTAGCAACGTTTGTTTCATCACCTTCAGATGGGTTTAGATCTGCTCTAATTTGTTTGTTTATGCTAGGTTGTGGTGGCACATACTCAAATTGTTCAAAGAAGATATAATCCTGACCACCAAATTCAACAAGCATATCTGCAGGGTATATCAAGTTTTCACTGAAAGGTCCTTTAGAAAATATTTTTTGTGCAGTCACAGTTTGATCATCTGCACCATCAACAAATCCAGACTCATCAACATTGTAATCGACAGTATCATTGAAAAGATCACCTGCAAAGGCAGTACCACCATCACCTCCTCCTAAGTCACCTGGTATTTCTGCATACTGGGTTGTCAGTTCAAACATTCCTGATGATATCAACTCTTTATTCAACAATGTTGTATTGAGAATTGCTTCACTGTCTACATCATTTGTAAACTCACCCTTCCAATTAGGTTTCAAACCTCCTTCAGTATACCAACTATTGATTTCATCTTTCAGTTTTTGATCTCTCTCTATGCTTAGTTGTATTTGTTTCCAGTCTTTATCATTACCTGGTATCACTGCTTCAAATTCCCCAGTTACTTCATTCTTTCTCTCAATAATAAGTGTATGTCCTAAAGTGCCATCACCAGGTGATGTGTTGATTTGCTCTCTATATTCACCTATCTTCTCTCCAGTTATAGTTACATCATAGCGAATCGTTCGGCTTGTTTCACCACTGTCAAATATACTATTTTCATTTTTGGTATCTATACTCATTTGTAAAAACTTGGTAGAAAGGGTGATGTGGAGATGTCTCTACCTCCGATAGTGTTTACGAAATCTTCGAGACCCATTTCTGCTGCTTTTTCCATATCAGAGGCACTAAGGTCTAAAAATGTTGCCTGTACGTAAGATCTTAGGTATTTATTATATCCAGACAACTTAGTAAAATCTCCACCTTGGTCAATAAACGATAAAATCGCCTTTCTGTTCTGTGGTTTTGTATAGTGTAAGTTTAACCCATAAAAAGCACGACCTTGTACTGCGATAATATAACATAAGGGGTTTCTATCGTAGAAAGGGAGCGATTCACGGTATTTCGCTGTATATTGAAATATCATCACTTTACCTGGTGATGGTGATCCAACTACTGTAGATGTAGGAAAAACGTTTTTATATTCCAAGTTCTTTCTCCGTTAGTATTTGAAACTGCCATCTACGATCCTTACAGAAATCTTCTGCTGCTTCCCACTTTGCTTTATTGGTAGCATATGTGAACACCTCAGACACATACCTCTTTGTTCTTCTTTTTTGTACCTTAGGTTCTTTCACTTGCTTTGCAGGTTTGATCTCTATTACCTTTTCTTGATAATTACCCTTTACATCTCTATATTTAACATAGAAATCTGGAAAGTATCTGTGCACCCTGTTATCGACAGGTGATCTATATGGTATTACTATCTCTTCTGATGACCACTTGACTATACTCTTATTAGTGTCACAGTATTGCATGAATTTCAGTTCCCATGATGATCTATAGATGACCTCTCTGAAGTCACCCAAATACTTTTTATGATTTTTTGGTCTGAATTTACCTTTATATGACATACATAGTATGTAACATACTATATTTAGATGGCACAGAGAGCAGAAGCATTTAGATCGGGGCGATTTTACCTACCAACACAGGATCTCACCGATCCAACAACTAAGTTTGGTAACGTCACCCCTGCGTTTAATAATAATTATGACGTGATGATAAATTTTAATAATGATTCAACAAGAGAACTGAAGGCGTTTGTAAACTCTCACGGTTTTTATGATCAAAATGGTGGTTCCGACTCACCATTCAATCCTGGTTCATATCTTGCTTTGTTCTGCTCAGAAGCAATTTTACCAGGTTCTAACCTACAAGCAGGTACAGTAGATGGTTTGAGACAGGGTATATCACAAAAATATGCAACTTTCAGAAGATTTCCAGATATAATACTAACTTATTACTTACAGACAGACTACTATACAAACGATGTATTCAATGCTTGGATGGAGTACATATCACCAACTCGTATTGATGGTGGAGGTTTTGGTACTACCACAGAGGATAGAGTCAACACCAAACCAGCATACAGAAGAATGAAGTATCCTGACTCATACAAGTGTGATATGGAAATCACTGCCTTCAGTAGAGATACAACTGATGAGTTTGGTAAGTTGAATGATACCAGCAGGTTCAATAATCAATTACCTAGTAGTATGACTTATCATATAAAGAATGCTTTCCCTACTAACATAGTGGCATCACCGTTAGCATACGGCAGGGCAGAACTAATCAAAACAACTATTACATTTGCATACGAACAGTTCCACACACAAAGAGCATCCAGAAAGGGTTCAATACTCAGAGAGTCTGATGCAAGTAAAATCAGAGGATTGAATGTGGATATGCAAGAGGCAAAAGCAATCGCTGAAGATACTGGTAAGTCAATAAGAGATGCTCAAATAATTTCTAGTGGTGGATTCAAAGAAACTGTGATAGAATAAGGTCTAAATAAATACACTGAATCTAATATTATGCCATTACCAAAAGTAATTGCTCCAAACTTTGAATTGGAACTTATATCAACAGGTAAGAAAGTCAAATACAGACCATTTCTAGTCAAAGAGGAGAAAACTCTTCTAATTTCTTTAGAAAATGGTTCTGACGCTGACATTAGTGCCACACTAAAGAGTGTTTTGAAATCTTGTATCATTACTCGTGGTGTAGACGTAGAAAAATTACCTAGTTTTGAATTAGAATATCTATTTTTAAATATTCGGGGCAAATCTATAGGTGAATCTGTAGAACTGATAGTTACATGTTCAGACGACAATGAAACTAAAGTCCCATTGACTGTATCACTAAGTGACATCAAATTGGAGGTGCCAGAAGGTCACTCTGATATGATAAAACTAAATGATGATATAAATGTCAAAATGAGATATCCATCAATGCAACAGTTCTTGGATAATAATTTTTCTGTAAGTGAGATTGATGGAGTTGATAGAATCGACAAGGCATTTGATGCTGTAATCGATTGTATTGATACTATATTCACTGTTGATGAAGCATGGAATTCCTCAGATTGCACTAAGAAGGAGTTGGTCAAATTTATTGAACAACTAAATTCACAGCAATTCAATATGATAGAGAACTTTTTTGCAACCATGCCTAAGTTGCAATATAAGACAAAAGTCAAAAATCCCAAGACTAAAGTTGAATCTGATGTAGTAATTGAGGGTTTAGCGAATTTTTTCGCATAATGCTATATCATACCAGTATTGATGCTATGTTAGAGACTAATTTTGCTCTAATACAACATCATAAGTGGTCACTAAGTGATATAGAAAATATGTTTCCTTGGGAAAAAGATGTATATGTGAATTATTTGACTAAGTTCCTTGAGAAGCAAAAACTAGAGGCACAGCAAAGAGAAGCATCTAATGCAAACACCTGGTAGAAGATTACTAGCAAGAACACCTATGTTCTCCATAGGGCGAAATATGAGTAGCCTTGCTAATAGGTTGTCTTCACTTTCTCAACCATCTACAAAAATAGAGAGACCTCAAAATGCATTGGGAACAAGGGTTGTATCACAACTAGAGGTGATAAACACCAATCTAGATGATATGAAAGATTTGATAAGAAAAGATATAACTGAAAAAGGTAAGTATTATAGAGAAGAGTCTAAGATACTCAAAGAAGATTCAGATAATCTTGGTAAGATAAGGACAGCAGCATTTTTTGGAGAGAGATCACGAACTGCAGCATTATTAGGTGCACTAGGTGCAGGTCAGTTGGGTACAGGTAATATTGGTGGGGCAGCACAAAGTTTTGGTGGTGCTGCTGCTTTGATGACACCTGAGATAGTCAATTTCTTGACAGGTGCAGTTGTAAATGTGCTTGCTTTGAAAGGGTTGATAGGTGGTGGTAAAGGGGCAGGTGGACTCGCTAGGACTGCTGGATCTGCATCAAAACTCAAGAATCCTCTACTAATTACTGCTGCTCTCGCTGCTAGTCTATTGATTCCTTCACTCGTAAAATCGGGTAACACTGCTGATAGAAGAAGACAAACAGTAGCAACTAGAGCTATAAGAGGTAAAGAAGTTATAAACAAACCAGATGTAGACAGGTTTAGAGGTTTATTGTCAAGATTCAGTGGAATACTTGATCGTTTGGGTGGTAAGACTGAAACAGCACAAGGATCTGTTGATGAAAGATTTTTTGAGGATGAAAAAGATAATCTCCAAGTAGAAGGACTATCTGATAAAGATTACAATAGACTTATAGATCAACTGAAAAGTGATGTAAAAAGTGAAAATAAAAATGAAACGACTTTTGATACTGCTAATGCTGAAGTAACAGGAATAGAGGGCATTGTATCAGGTATGGAAGGAGATAATATTGCATATAATGATGAAAGCACAGTTCTCAATCCAACCCTTGAAGGAGACACTACATTCACTCAAGGTGATATCTTTGTATCACCAAAGAATAATAGTAGTTTTACTATCAATCCTAGTGTAGTCAATAATTTTGAACCTGGTGAGAGTAAAAACGATATCAGTCTCAGTTTCTCAGACACTGTAGAATCTAATGTCAAAACAACAAGTAATAATACATCTAGTAATCTAATAGATCTTAGTAATAATAATGAGCAAGAACAACCACAGTCGTCTGGATTTTCTGGTGAAGCAGCAAAAACATCTAATGTGGCAGTATCGACTAGGTATAATAATGTCGATTTATTTGATATTTCTGCATCTTATAAAAACTATGGTGCCTTCAACTCATGATTGAATCTAAGGTCAAAAGTATAGCACTAAAGTCTATAAAGACATCCAAACTTCTGAGAAGTTCACTATCTCAAAGTTTCTCATTTGAAAGAACACTTGAGAAGAGATCACTTAGTGTCAAGAAGAAACTCGTAGAAGATAGAAATCGTACCCTAACAGCACTAACGTCAGGACGTAAAGGCAAAGGAAATATAGGCGGAGCAATCGGTGGTTCACTATTACTTGGTGGTGGACTACTTTCTAGGACATTGCGTCGAGGTGGTGCAGGTGGAGGTTTATTGAGAGGTAGACCTAAACCTATTTCACCACTAAGAGGTGGTGGTTTATCTAGGTTAGGTAAAGCAGGTAGATTTACAAAAGGTCTTGCCGTAGTGGGCACTGGATTAGATTTTATAGGAAGAAGAGCAGAGGGTCAAACAAGTTTACAGGCAGGTGTAGGTGCTGGTGGAGGATTAGCAGGTGCTTTAGGTGGTGCAAAAATTGGTGCTGCCATAGGTACAGCAATATTACCTGGTGCAGGTACTGCAATTGGAGGTATAGGTGGTAGTATAATTGGAAGTCTAGCAGGTGGTAGAATCGCTGACCTATTCACTGGTGCAGAAAGGAGAAGAAAATTTGAGGAAGATAGAGCAATACTAAGCACTGGGAAATCATTATTTTCTGGAGCACTTGATGATTTTGATAGATTATTAGATAAATTTGGAATGATGGCACCTGATGTGTTGGTCAAGAAAAGTGAAGATGAAGGATTATTTGAAAGAAGTAAGTTATCAAGACCATCTGTTATAAAACCTGATAATAAACCAAAAATATTATTTACTAAAAAAGATTTGAAACCTAAAAAATCTTTAGGAAGAAAAATCTTAGAGGAAGCTGCTAAGATAGGTCTTGCAGTGGGTCTTACAACATTATTAGTTCCATCAGACCCTTCTGATGCAATAACGACAGTCCCCATAATTATAAAACTTAGAAAGTTATATCAAACATCTGAACTTGTCAATTTTTTCAGGAAGAATGACCTAATGTCAAGGTTGAAGAGACGTTTCAAGAATATAAAAGGTGATGAACTCTTACCAGGCAGAGATATACCAGGTAAAAGCAGGGTAGGTAATATAAAGACTGAAGGTAATAAGTTACTAAAACAATTGCAACTTGAAAATAAAATTGATAAACTTGTAAATCAAATTAGAGGGAAGAAATCTATATTGAATCCTAAAGGTCTTGATTCTAAATCATCAAAAATAAGAATGCCAAAAAATTTGAAAGAAAAAAATAGGCAAATGGGAGAACTCTTGGATTATCTAAGAGGAAGTAAAGAATTCAAAGATTTGTTGAAAAAAGTAAAAGTAGATGATATGAATATACAAGAAAAATTATTCAGAGCAGGCTCTGAGTCTGACGATGTATTTGAAACTATTATAAGAGCACTGAGAGAAGCAGAGGTGCCTGTACCAGAGATGGGAAAATTTAGGAATGCAGTCAAGTCTTTCCAAGATGCTTTCACAGACATGATGACAGATCCTAGTAGTAAATTGAGAGTAACAAAAAAAGAATTTGATTTTTTAATGAAACAATTGAAAGTATTGTCAAAGGAAGGAATACTTCCTAAAGACATCAGAGGTCCTGGACAGATACAAAGGATTGAGAAAATTTTTAAAAAAATAAAAGAAATAAATCCAATTAAAAAGGATCTTAGTGATGCTTCCATAGACAAACCTGAAAACACTAATACAAATAATTACTTGGTAATGGATAATAGTCGAAAAGTTGTAGGTAACAATGATCCCATGATTAGCAGTAATGTTACTTTAGTAAATATAGGTAAGGGAAATACCTTCGATGCACTCTCTCAATATGGTGAGATTACTTCTTTATTGACGACATGAACAAAAACGTTATTTGGACAAAAAATCATAAGATAAAATCTCTCAATATATTTCCTGATGATAGAGGAGGGGATTATGTGAATATGATTGGTCAGGTCAAGTATATAAAGTATTATGAGAACATCATAGATCCCTCTAATCATATTGAAATAACAATCGCTGATGTCAATGGTTTAGTTGACTCATTACCAATTAGAAGTGGATCATCAATTGAATTGAAGTGTGAACATCCAAGTCAGGATGGCGAATTTGTATATAAAGGAGTAATATCAAACATAGTTGGAAAGACTATGGATGCAAGAAAGGAAGTATATACTCTTATATGTGAGACTGGAGGAACATTCTCCAATCATACTATAAGAGTTTGGGAGAGATTTGATGGTAATATATCTAAGACAGTCAAGTCTATACTAAAAGACAAAGCAAAAGTTGATAAAGATGTAAACGTCGATAGCACCTCAACCGAATCATCTTTCTATGGTAATTATCGTAGACCATTCAAGGTCATTGCTGACCTAGCACCAAAAGCGATACCAGATAATGTGGGTGTATCAACAGGTGGTAATAGTGGGTCTGCTGGATATCTCTTCTATGAAACGATTGACTCGTATAATTTCAAAAGTATAGACAAATTATTTGATATCAAGAATAACAAGAGTCTACCTCCAAAAGATGAAACATATACATTGACCCCTTACAAGGATGCTCTTGATGTAAGAAATAATTTCAAAATAGTAAATTCCCCTGCATTCAAAGAGAGTCATGATCTTATAAAAAAATTAAGATCTGGTGCATATAGCACTGCTAACTGGTATTATGACTCCATAACGAGGAAGGTGCACTTCTACAACTTCAAGTATAATCCAGCGATCAAAAAATCAAATGCAGAGGAACTAACTCCTACTGGATATGCTAAACCCTACTCTAGGATTATACTTGGCACAATAGATCAGGGGACTACTTCATCTAATCCTGAAGGAACTGATTTACCTACACCTCAAAATCAAGCGAAAAATCAGGCACAAGCATCTGCTAGATACTCTGCCTTATTCTCCCAGATGGTAGATTTTACCATCCCTATGAATCTCTCATTGAGAGTAGGTCAAGTAATTAGGGTTCAATTTCCCCACCTAAATATAGATAAAGACACCGATTTACAATCTACTGAAAGTGGTTTTTACTTGATTGCCAGATTATCTCATGAGTTTGGTAACACTTCTGGAGATTATACAGGTGTATCTCTCGTAAGAGATTCATTTACCATAAACGAGTAACATGAAAACAATCGAAGATCATATCGAAAAGGATAAAAAAATCCTTGACGATCCACAAGCAAACCCTGCAGCACGTAGACATGCAGAGGAAGAACTGCATGATTTAGAATCATATGCAGAGCATCACAAAGATGAGATAAAGGCAGGTGATCATCACGATCCTAATGTCTTAGAAGTATTCTGTGATTTACATCCTGATGAACCAGAGTGTTTAGTTTATGACGACTGATGCTTGAAACACGTCACTCTAATATAGAATTTTTTGGTAAGGATGGCTTCCAGTGGTTTATAGCACAGGTAGCACCTGATAAAGTGTGGCGTGATGAAAACAATCAAAAATTTGATAATGGATTTAGAGCAAAGATAAGAATATTAGGATATCATCCTGGTGAGAGTGAGGATGAGGGTGGTATATCAGATGAGAATTTGCCTTGGGCACACTTCTTAGTATCACCGCAGTTCGGTGCAGGTAATAATAATACTGGTACATCATTTGCATTGCAAGGTGGTGAGATGGTTGTTGGGTTTTTCCTTGATGGAGAGGAAGCTCAGCAACCTGTTGTTTTTGGATCTTTCTTTGCAAACTATAATATAGATGATCTGGTATCATATAAAGATGCACTAAAAAAAGGCACGACAGGATTCAAAGCATTAGAAATAGACCCCAATATTGATAATGGTGATCATATTACCATAGTAAAACAAGAGAAAATACTACAGTCTGGTGTTATTGTCGATAGTAATGAACAGGTGCGAGATGAAAAAAATGAGTTGAAAAACACTATAGAACACCACTTCGACAATAAAACATATGAAATACCAAAACCAGAGATTTGTGAAAACCCTAATAAAAAAACAGGAAAGATATCGAAATCTCTTCAGAAATTTTTCGACAAGATAAACAAACTTGAGAAGTTTGCTGATGGGTATATAGACCCTGTATTGAATAAGATTGTAAACATTGACAAAGAGATTGACAAGGTATCTCAAGAGATATCAAATGCTATGTCAGGTATTATACGTGGTGCAAGATTCAAATTATTTGATGAGATAAACACAAAGGTCGATGATGCTATAGATTTTCTTGACCCTAATAATCTCATCAAAAACCTTGAGATAAAGAAAGCAAAGGATGAAATATACTGTGCTATCGAAAATTTACTAAATGGATTGAAAAACGTTGTTGGTGATTTTCTGAAGGGATTGTTGGGAAATATTCTTAGTTTCCCACTATGTGCTGCTGAACAATTCTTATCAGGTTTGATGTCTAAGTTGAATTTTGATATACAAGGTAAGATAGGTGG